CTAGAGTTAATCCGTTTGTTTGATGAAGTGTTAATTTTGTTGCCCCTTGTAATCCTATTTGAATATTATCAGTAGATGTTGTTCCTTTTATAAATACATCACTAGTGCCCCACCTTAACTCTGAATCATTATTAAGAGTTAATGAAGCCGATCCTATTGCTAACTGTGAAACACCATTTAAAGTATAATATGTGATATCACTATCATAATAAAAACCAGTATCGCTATTACTTGAAAATGTCAATGAAGGAACAGTATTTGAACCATCTGATAAACCAAGCTGTGTCGTTGATAATTTAATACTTGCATCTGTTCCACCACCATCTTCTATCAATCTCAAAGAAGAATCTAAAATTGCATTATCAGAAGTTTTAAGTAAACCAAGATAAGATGATTGCCTGTAAGTGCTCCCATTCTAAAATTTTAAAACAAAGATACTAATTTTTTAATTTCATAAAATGCTTTGTATGATGCTCTCTATGACAATTAGAACAAAGAATATCACAGTTTGTTAAAATCTCTTTTAATATTTTATCAACTTTGCCACCCTTAACAAAACTACCCTTTGTTAAATTTCTTATTTCTCTTGCAATAGACATGTTTTTTTCTCCTTTATGGTGGAAGTCTAATGCACTAAAATTTCTATCATAACCACATCTCTGGCATTTTACATTTATAAATTTACTTAATTTAAAAATAAATTTTTGTTTGTATTTCCTATGTGCCTTTTCTCTTTTTACATTTCTACAATGTTTACAATGTATCTCATGTTTTTTTTTATTTTCTCTTTTATAAAAATTATTTAATGATTTGACTTTACCGCATGTTTGGCATTTTTTATTTCCCTTGTCCTCTATACTTTCTTCCTGAATAATATTTGCCATTTTTTTGATTAGTATTTCTGTTTTTACTGTGTATGCCTTTTCTTTTTTTCTTTGGTTTCACTTCATAAGCTTTAGCAAAAAATCTTTTTTTTGCCATTACTTATTAGAATACTTTTCCAAACCACGTGAACCAAAGTATGCACCAATCACAGTTATCAAAACAATTTGCAAAAGATCAACCCAATTTTCTTTAACATCAAATTCTATCGCACCTGCATCAATAAAAACTAGCAATATTGTACTGACTACTAATATCAACAGAACTAAAGGCCTTATGTTTTTTGATAACCAACTATCAGAATTGCTATCAAACTTCCATCTCTCTGTAGTGTTTTTTTGCATTTCTATTTCAAAATTTTGAAACAGTTGTTGGATTTCTTTTTTTGCTTCGTGCTTTTCTTCTTTTGTTTGCACAAACCGATCAACTATATTTGCAATACCACTTGCAGTTTCTCCAAATAATTTTTCTAATATCTTCATTTTTCTTGATCACTAATCCATATATAGATAATAAAACCACCAATAAGCAATGCACTAAAAAGAGTGAATCCCAAAAGTACAAAGTCCACATTCTCCAAATGTACATTCATTACAATTCATCTATTAAATCTATTAACTTATGTTCTATTCTTAAAAAAATCTCTATTCTCTGAACACCTTCCCACTCTTTTAAACCCTCTGCTACATCCATCAACGTATTTATTTTAGATATTGTTTGAGATGTTTTTAATTGATTATTTACATCTTTTTCAGATAATGATATATCGCTTAATAATTTCATTTTTTATATACCTTTTCTTCCAAACTTTCTAATCTTCTGTTTGTTTGGTCTTCAAATTTTTCAAATTCTTTTATTAAAAAATCCATCTTTTGATTAATTACCTTTGTATCATCTTGTTGAATTTTATAATCAGGAAGAGTTTTTGCAACTTCTATTTCAGCTGTCAATGAAGAATATGTCATAGTTAAAGATATTATACCACCTATCAACAAGCCTAAAAATTTTATATCAATTTTTAGGTCACTTTTTCCATCTCCATCTAAATCTAATGCTACTTTTTTATTTGCTAAATCTTCCATTTATTTTTTTTTAAATTATTTTATCTTCAAAATTAATGATTTTAATTATTAGATTTTTTTGTGATTTTAATATTCTTAATATTTTAGGATAAATTCTTTTATAACATTCACTTGAATTTCCTATGAATCCTTCTTTAGAAATATTCTGTTGTGAAGTGTCTCCAACCAAAACACAACCATCTGTATTGTCATCAGTATTGCCACAGTGAATAAGAATCCAATTAAAATTAGGCACATTTGTAATGTGTAACATGCCCTCATGAATATCTTTAAACCTTTTTTTATACTTTTCATTATATCCACCTTCTTTTCTTAATTCTATATAATATTGTTTTGCAGGTATTCTTGTCTCTCCATAAATTTTATTCTGCCTGTATTCATCTTCTAATGTATAGCACAAAAATTCTTTTTTTCCTGCTTTATCTACTAGAAACATCATGCCTAGCGTACTGTCTTTTTGACTACTGTATCTATATAATTCTAACCTCATATCTGTTCAAGCTTGACGCTCATCTCTAAAACTCCTCTATAATATGTGTGATCAGGTAAATCCTCTGTTAGATATGTTATGCCATTATTTGTTTGAGAATATACATTGAAACTATCTGAACTTAAATCTAATAATCCTGATTTTAAAATAATTAATTGACTTATAGAATTAATTATTTTATTCGCTTGAAGCTGTCCACCACTTGACGCAGAGAATCTTGTAACCACTTCCAATCTCGTTTCCACATCACTAATAAATTTTGTTTTATTATCTTCAATCTGTCCAGTGCTAACGGAATAAATAATAATATAAGGGTATGATGCGTCATTAGGAACAACATTATAAACAGGCACATTCGTTCCATCATAACTAATATTTCCATTTAATATATCATATAAACCTTTTCTAACAATAAATGCAGGGTCTTTCATTTCAACGCTTTTTTAATATTTTGTTTCAAATAATTATCTAAAAACTTTCTTGACTGGTGATAAGCAGGTACCATGAATGGCCTTGGTTTTGTTCCTACTTTTAAAATCTTCATCATTATTGGAAAGACTAATCTCTCTGCTTCTTCATCATTCTTTTTTAATTTTTTCTTAATCCATATTTTTAAAGAATCATGGAAATCTACTCTGCTCTTAAATTTAGATTTTCCTTTATACTGCATAGCAATTTCATTGAATCCTTCAGGCACTTTGACTTGACCTCTTGTTCCAAACTCAACATAAGGTGCATAAAAAAACATATTTTTAGTTGATAAGCCACCTTCTAACTGATTTAATTTGCTTGTATGAGCTTGGAGTCCTTTTGCGACATTCATGCCACTAGCATTGATCCTAGCCTTACTTACAAAGACTTGACTGAACTTGTTGAGAGCATCTTTTAAAAAAAGATATATTTCACTATCTTTTTTCTTCAAAGCATTCTCTAATTGTGCTTCACTTATTTTTAATTCTGATTGATCTATTTTAATCATGATACTCTATTTCCTACTATTTTAAAATAATATAAATCTAATTCAAGTATGCCATTGATTCTATATTCATTGTTATCTCTTTCAGGAAATAACAAATCGCCTTTTTGTATATTACTTGTTGCAGTATTTTTTCTTATCATCAACTCAATACCTTTATTCAATACTCTTTTGCTATTCTGCATATCTACATCACCATCCGTAAATGTTAATTTTGCCCAAACCGTTGCGATTGTAGAAACACTAGAAGAAAATCCACCATATCCATCTGCAGAATTTGTTAATCTCTTTATTACAATCCTATCTCTTAATTCTCCTGCATTCATTTTAAATATCACTTACATACTTGAATGGGTCTAATATTTTCTTAACACTTGAAGGTATTTCATGCAAAGCAACACCAGTAACAAAATCACTTCTATTATCATAATAAGTTGCTGATAATTGAAGGATAGCTAATTTTAATGCCTCATCTGATAAACCACTTGTTGTATATACTATTTTTATATCTTCATTTGGAAGTCCAGTCAATATTATATATTTATCATCAAACCCATATGACTCATAACTTGCAGTCTTTAAACTACCATCACTCTCCTGCGTTTGAACACTTGTTATTGCATTAATAGGTGCAAACGGAAGCACAATATTATATCTGCTTGGATATAATCCCTCATATGATCCACTCTTTTCAGGTACATGACTTCTAAAATAAGTCCTTGTTTTTGCAACTATATCTCTATTTATATAATTTTCACACGCAGATCTCGCTGCTTTTTGGATAATAGTTATTATACTATCATCTGCACTTGTTTCTACTCTCGCATAATCTTTTATTTCGCTTGTAGAAACAATTTCGCTCCCAGTTGTAGAATCAATCTGAATGCTTATCATTACTTATTTTTTTTCTCTGTCTTTAATTCTTTTGTTTCTTTGACACCCTTTTCCTCTTTTTTTTCTATCGGTTTACCCCAACCTTTAGAAACCCAAACAGGTACATTAGCATCTGGTATTTCAATGATATCACCCTCTTTAAGAATTACACCATCTCTTTTCACTTCTTCTTTTATTAATACTTTCATAATTAAAAAATTTATTGTTTCGGTAAAGATAAAAAAAAAGAGCAACTAATTTGTTGCTCTCTAAAAATCACCTTTCTATTTTTAATTATTTTGCAATACCTTTTGCTAAAAAAGTAAAATAGTCCATTACATCCCCACCTATAAAATCAACTCTTATCAATGTCAATTTTACTTTATTTTTCATAAAAGATGGCATCATTAATATATGCTCTATTACAACTCCTAAAGGAATAAAATTCATTCCTGATTCTCCATAGACTTCAAGAATCATTTCTTGATCTAATCCTTTTTCTTCTATTAACTTACTTAAATAATTTTTCATTCTGATATTATATTTTTAACTATTCTGTTAATATCTTTTTTTAATTTATTTTCTGATAAAGTTTTAATGTTACCATTTACATCTTTATAAGTAACTGTTTTATCTTCCCAAATAAGTATGTGTTTGCTTTTCATAATTGTTATTGTTTTATTTAACATGAGATAAAGATAATAGTTTTTTTTATAAATCCAAAAAAAATTATACTTTATTTTATTTTTTTATATAAAAAAAAGGGGTTATAAAAACCCCCCTTTTAAACTAAACTATATTAAAGATTATGAAGTCTCTAATGCTGTTTTTGCAGTTGAGAATGAACCCTTTACACCTGCATTAGGTAAATATATGGAATGTGCAATTCTTGCAATACCCCTTACACTCACTAAATACTTGCTAAAGTTATCTGAATCCTCATATCCAAAGTCTACTTTTAAACCTTCTCTTTGCCAAACTTGTGAAGCTTGTGAGAAGTCAGCGACTGCGAAATTACCTGCACTCATCTTATTATTCATGTAAACAGGAACACCATTAATTCTAAAGAATCCATCTGCAGATACTAGAGAGTTGCCTCTTAAGTATTCATTAGTTGTGTCCTTCAATAATGCGATCTTGTGAAAATCAGT